CATAGTTTCCTACACCGTTAATATCATCCAATAATGTATCTGTAAATATATCTGGCGCAAAACTAGAAGAATTTACATTGTCTGATATTGTCTTGTTGGAAGTATTAATTTTTTTGCAATTCTTGCCCTTTCTGACTAAAGCGCTCACGCTGCGTAAATCTTGTAATCCACGATTGGCGTAAACACCAACAGCCATCATTGTCAAATCAGCATACTTATCAAAAATAAAATCATTTCGTGCAAACTGCTGTTCTGTTACGGCAGTCAACGTGACCTCAGGACCTCCTTCGTGGCTAAATTGAATATTGGTGTCAGAGTTGACTGAGAACATATCCCACTCGTTAGTGTCAATTGGCCCTCTTTCGTCCTCGTCTGGGAAATACCCAGTCAATTCGCTGGCATTGACATATCTGCCAGACCAAGACACTTTGATCTGGCTATCGATATCAAATATCTTGGGCTCTTCACTAGTGTCTTCAAGAAAAGCGTATTGAGTAAACGTACGGCCAGATTTAAATTCTGAACTAGGATCGTAAACAGGTCGAAACTCAAAAGACCACTTGCTACGTGGCTGCTGCTCTGTTCCGTTTGATCCTTTGAATCTAATTTGCGTGTAAAAGTCAGATTCACTGCCTCGTCTGACTGCAAAAACAATTCCAACAGGCGCGAAATCAACCTCTCCTTGCTTTTTGTAGTACATTCGGAAAAATACCATACGGCTTTTTACGCCATTGTCAGAGGAGCTATATCTCTTGATCTTCTTCTCGCCGTATTTTTTTTGCCGTCCCGATATTCGCCTAAAAAGTTTTACTTTTAGTGAAAAGTTAATAGTATCAATTTCACTTAATGTCTCGTATGAGGCTTTTTCCGCTTTCACCAAGCATTTCGAGAAAAACGTATTGTCAAAACTTTTCCTGTATTCGTCCCAATCTTCAATAATTTTTTTAAATTCGTCTAAGTCAGAATGCTTTTCTTTGATTATTTTTTTCATTGCAATCCTCAAAGCTCTTGCTCCTTCCTTGTCTTTCTGATCAACACTAGGCAGTTGTTCTAAAATTGTATCAATATATTCAATGTCGTCGTCGATCACATCAATTGCTAGTTGATGCATAATTCCAAAATTTCTTATTATACGACTGTTGAGTCTGTTCTGGCGTTTTGTAAGGTCATTATTCAAATCCTTGATATCGTTATAAACGCTTTCCAGAAGTTGCGTGTCTGCATTCAGTATCCCTTGCTTATCGCTAGGAGAGCCTGAGGCGATAGCATCACTTTTAATCTTTGTTTTTTGTTTTTCTAAGTCGTTTTTTCTTACCTCTGCATTTTTAATATCTTCTTTTTTATTCTCAACTCTTACTCGTCTTTTTCTTGTTTTTTCGTCATCAGTAAATATGTCGGAATCTTCGTTATCATTAAATATTCCATTAAAATTAAAATAATGCCAGTTCTTGTTTCGGTCAATGTATATAAACGTATACCAAACGCCGCCAAACTCGCGCCTGCCGCCATCCCCACGATTCCCCATTATTTTTTTATCATATGCATCGTACTTAACGGTATAACCATTCCCCGTGATATTATTGTTAATGGTTCTATTGCTATGAAATAGTGCTTGGCCACTTGCCTCTACGCCCGAAGGATTGAGTCCTTCTAAGTAGCCATTGTCGCCATGGACTAAATCTTGACCATCGTAATCACAATTGTTTATCGCCTCGATTAGTTTTTTAAGTGCTTTTTTTCGCTTCCTAAATGTCTTCCTTACCTTGCTAACATCAATCAAAACATCTTCTTGTAAATCTATTTTCAACTCTTCTGAGTAAGCAATCGATCCAGCCCGGTCAATTCTTTGACTCTTTGAAGCTAGCTCAAGCTCACCACCTTCAATCTTTTTTCCATCGTCATCTACAAGGTTAAGTTTTGGAGTCCATGAAACAGTTTCTTTGTCATTGTATTTGATATTAACGAAGGGGTTGGCAGGACTGGTTACAGCAAAAGGGTCTGTAAAGTTGCCTTCATCGCTTAATGGGTGATTGTCTACATCTGGAACTATCTGTATGGTTTCAAAGACTGAATCGCCTGTAATAGAGTCAACAGTGCCAGTGTCTTTTTCTTTGGTTTTTGGGGTGTTTTCAAGAATATGAATTGCATTCTCGATTTCTCTCTTCAACTCCTTGTCATCTTGTTTTGGCTCAGTTGTGTTGTATAAACTGGCTGGAGCCGCTCCTGATTCAATGCATTTAAAACGAACTTCTACGTCTCCATTCTCAATGTTTCTATTCCCGTTGCCGCCGTAAGTTTCAAATCTAAATTTTGCAGAACCTAGCATGTAAGTGCTACTGAAATCTAACGACTCAACCATTTGACGGCGCATATCAATTGCGGTTTCCCCTGGATCCTCGTCTTGCTGAATTATCTCAGATTTTTTTCCACTAGTTTTTGTGAATACCAATTCAATTGAATCATCTAGCTTAAAGATTCCGCCATTGGCGTTATTTTTCCATGTCCCATCCTGCCCAAAGCTGCTTAGTTTTATCAAAATGTTTGACTCTTCCTCATCGCCATCTGAGTCTCTAGTTAATACATTTACATTAATTGGAACGACATCAAACACTCCAAGGCTAGTTGATGCTGTTGGCGTATATGCCTGGCTGAATCCCTCTCTTTTATCGCCATGAAAGGCAATTAGACACGCAGGTCGCTTATCTGCACCATCATCTGGGGTAAGGCGCTCAGGGAAGAATGTGTCTTTTTTATGCCCAGCCCTTATTTCATTAAACTTTGGAACTCCAGGTTCGCCATTAAGCTTTGAAAAAACATAAAAGCTACCTTTGTCAAAATTCGACAAGTCTTTTTGACCAAACGCAATTGAGTCAAAGTCAACTCTCTTGAGCTTTGATGCTCCAATGACAAGCATAAGCTGCATGAATTGCGCTGAGCCAAAGTTTTCAATCTGAGACCAAACTAAAGAACCATTTGCTCTAACACTGCCAAGAGGATTTTCACTGTTGTTAGTATAAATAAGATTTACAGGGTCTCCGTATTTAGCAAGATCCTGTGCGCTGTTAAAGCCAAAGCTTGGAGAAAATCTTTGCTGTCTATTTTTCCTGCGACCACCTGCGTCAGGAATCTCAGGCTTAGGAGCCAAAAGTGCCGCACCAACCTGAAATAAGGTGCCGACAATTGTCAGTACAAGAGCAACAGTGCCAGCTTCATTGCGTACATCAAGCGCTGTGCCAACTTTTGGATCTTTATAGTCCTGCTGAATCGCAACAAAATTTAGATACTCTTCCTTCGTCACACCCAGCGCTTCAATCAGCTGGTGCTCATAGGGGAGGAGCTTACGCATCAGTCAATCCAGAAGTAGTAAGCAGACACACGCGGCGCTGGGATGCGAACAACCCTCTTGCCAGCAGAGATGAAAACAATGCTGCCATCAACAACGCTACCCAGGGCTGGGCTTGTTGGATCAGCCAGCAAAGCTACCGCTCCATGTTCCGGTAGTGTAAGTCGTCTTCCGGTCTGTAGTAACCACTTCGCAAGACGAATCGGCTTAAACGTTTCTTGGGTGTAAGAGTCGTAGGCCCACTCAAACTTGCCAGAGTAATCGCTTAGACCTAAGCGCTTGCGAATTTCGCATACAAGCTGAAAGCAGTCTGTGTAGCCACTGCCATCAGCAAAAGACGCACCCCACTGATACTGCAGACCAATAAGGTCATTCATCGCAATGACAAGGAGGAGTCAAGCGGCAAAATGCCAACGTTTTCCTCGTTTAATCGCTGGGCTGGGAAGTTAGACGCAACAGCATCAACTGCAGTGTTAAAGCGTAATTCAACAGTGCTTTCACTGAAGCTTGCGCCAATACCTACGTAAATCTCTTGAGAAATCAAAGCTCCAACCTGCTCACTTTCGGTTATAAAATTAGTTGTAAGTGTAAGCTGACTTTTTCTGTTACCGTCTCCCTTTTCCACAAGGCGAATTGCATATTTAGTTGCAGGGAATAACACTTTAATTTGAGAGTTGTCACCGCCCAGCGTTGACACACTGCCGTCTACCTGGAAAGGCGCAAA